TATTTTTTTGTTTTTTTTTTTTTTTCAAGCAGAAGACGGCATACGAGATTGCCTCTTGTCTCGTGGGCTCGGAATGTGTATAAGAGACAGTAATAAGAGAGGCCTCCCCAGTAGGTTGGCCTCCTTTCTTAATATTATTTACAGCATTAACAAATCCTTTAGCAATATTGGTCATGTCTTCATCAATAGTGCCAGAAACTGGACCTTGAACATTTTCACAAAGAATATTATTGAAGTCTGTAAAACATTGTTCAACTAAATTAGAACTCATTATGAATAATCCCATAACTGTTCACCTAATTTATATTATAAATGATCTGCATTTCTTTCAGATGCGCCTTGTCTACCAGTTGTGGAAGCTGCTGCTTCAGTAGAGGAACTGCTTGAAGAAGCTCTACCACCTTGACCTTGGCTACCAGAGTTTCCAGATTCAGGAGTTCTACCACCTCTATTAACTGGAGTTGTACCTGCACCAGCTGCGGCTGGAGTACCAGAAGTTTCAGAAGTAGCTGTATGTTCACCAGGGATTGCAGGTGTTGGAGGAACTGTTGTATGAGAATCTTCGCCATGTACTTCTTCTGTATGTGTATCAGGTTCTAAAGAACCATCAGCTGTATAGTGGAAAGTGGAAGAAGATGGTTTGTTACCAAAACGAGGAAGTTGACGATAAACGGCGCCTTTATCAAATGCAGTTTCTTTAGCTTTATCTTCTTCAGATTTAGCAGCCGCTTCTGTTTTAGCTTTTTCTTCAGCAACTAGATCTTCAAAATGTTTTTTGAAACGAGCAGAAGCTTTTTCAGTAATAACTTCTTCTTCAGTTTTTGGAGTGGTTTCAACTGTTTCTTGAGCATTTAATTCTGCAATATGAATTTTAAGCTTTTCACCAACAGCAGCTTCGCGATTAGCTTCTTCTTGTTCCAATAATTGTTTAGCAATGATTTCAAGATCTTCGATCAAGATAGCTTCTAATTCTTTAGAATCAATATTTTTCTTACCACCATTATCAGTAGAATATTCTTTGAAACCACGTTTTTCGAAGTCTTCTTTTTGTTTTTCAGTAAGTTTTTCATTACCAACTTCATCATGAGCATTATAAAGAGGAGTGTAAGTTACTTTTGGTTCTTTTCCTTCTTGTGCTTCTTCTTTAATTTCAAATACTTCACAGCCACGATCTAACAATTTAGCAATAACTGCAGTTTCCATAAGAGCTTTTTCTGTAGTGCCAGCGACACCAACGAAATTTAATACAGCACCGCCTGGAGCGATGATTTTTACAAATTTACCTTCACGCATTAAGGTCACCATTCCTTTTCATGATATATCATAAAATAGTAATATTAAAGATTATTATAATGTGCAGAGCATTTAATAGCCAGCTAGATCGCTGCTAGTCATAATCAAAGCTTCCATCATTGTCATCTCTGTAAGTAACCCCACGATCATTTACAGCAATTCCAACTTTCTTTTGCAAAGCTCTAATTCTACCATTAAATTCTCTATTGCGATACCGTGTAAGATGTCGAGCACCATATTCATCATTTTTAGTGCCAATATGATTTGCAACTTTTTGAAGTCTTAGAGCTAACCAATCTATTACTTTAATACAAATACGCATAAATTTTCTTAGCATATTTGTACGATTCATACTTCGTTCTTGATCAAGCTCTGCTTCTAGTTTAGTATATAAACTTCTAAAAGCTGCTATTTTAGAAGCAAGCCACGTTCTAGGAGCGTTTTCATATTCCCTTTTTAAGGTATTCCTCATAAGATTATCACGACCAATAATTATATCTTTCAATGTCTTTTGGTCTTCAGGATTTTTTCCTATTTTCTCATAGAATGCTTTTCTAGCAGCATCTTCTATTTCTTTAGGACTTTTTCCTTCAAAAGGATTTTTTTCTTCTTCTGCTTCTAGAATGACAGCTTCTTCTAATGCTGTTTGTTCATCTAATGATAAATTTAAGGAACCTACAAGATCCTCAATGTCATTAGATGACTCCATAATATATAAAGCCATTATTCATCCTTCTCATTTACTTTAGCTCTAAATGCACCAGTTTCCATAAAGATAGTATGGATAACTTGAGATGTTTCTTTATAGTAATCTATATAAAATTGCATAGAAGCAAGATTGTAGTTTCTAAGAATTTTGTGGATATGCAAAAAATCATCTAAGTATAATTTAAATATCTTCTTAATTCTTCTTTGTTGATCCATAGATAAAGATCTATCATTAACCATCTTTTTGAAAAGTAGCTCTATTTTATCTTTAACAGATTCAAGCTGAGATACATAATTCTCATATTCGGTATGAACAATCTTTAACTCTTTAGCAATTTCCATATCATATTGATTAGAGATTTTTATAATCTCAGATGGGTTTAGATTATCAGTTCTATGGAAGTATTTAGATCTTTTTTCATATAAAGCAAGAAGAGATTCTTTACTTTCATAATCTTTATACTTATAGAAATTAACTGTTTTTAAACCCTTTGTACCAGTCCAATAATTTTCATCTAAGTATAGATTCAAAAGACCTTTAATATCAATCTTTAATTTAGGAATATCTGATTTAAGATTTCCTAATTGATACCTCTCATAATCCAATTCTGGATAATCTTCTAATTGCTTTTCGATGTATTTAATCTTAGTCTTTTTACTAGTAAGCTTACTAGCAGCATACTCTCTAAAATAGGCTAGAACCTTTTTAGAATTAAATAGATTATGAATAGCCTCTTTTACATTCAGATTATCCATCATAATAGAACTAATAAAAGAAAGTTTATTACCAAATTTAGTAATAATTTCTTTTTGCCATCCAATCTTTTCTTTTCTAGAAGATACCATATTTCCATAGAATTCTTTTTTGAATTCTGTTTCGAAATCTTCTATAGTATTTTTATTGTAGTCTTTGTTTTTAGATTCAGACAAAGCCTTTGTAAATATATTCATTGAAAACTCCTATTTATTTATTCTTGAAATTGGAGTAACTTTATCTTCAACAACTTGCATTTTTAATTCAGCAAGCATTGTAAATAATTGAGAGAAGTCATTATCTGTCAAACGAAGATAATTGTATTCGCCCATATTAGTAATCATCTTTTCTTTAGCTATTTGCTTAGCCCTATATTCAGTCATAGTTCTAGTATTAGGATTTTTACCTCCATCCTTAACCTCTATGATTAGATTATAAGGAAGTAATAAAAAATCTGTGATCCAATGTCTAGTTTTACCACCAAAGGTGTATTCTAAGATTGGTCCTGGAGCTATAACTTCAGATGAATCGAATTCGAGTACATCATCTAAGAACTTCATAAGATTTAGCTCATACTTGCCAGTATAGGTAAATTCTTTCCCATCAGACCATTTATATTTACCACTAATACGCCTATTAGCAAGCATCTTTTCTTGTTGTTTAGGATCGTCTAGTAAATGTATCTTATTGTAGACTTTCATCATACGTTTCCGATAAGTCTTTTTAACAGTCTCATAGCATTTAGGATTTCCACATAGACGTTCATACTTTTGACGTTTTTCATTCCATTTAGTAGGATTACCACACACAGTGCAGTTACCATGGCCTTTTTTATTATTCACGATATCGTATACTAATCTATATGCCGTATAACCCTCTGGAATCTCTTCATCATGTTTACGTTCTATATGCTTAACTAAATCATCTCGATGATAAGTTTCGCTACAATAAGGACAAGGATATCTTTTCATCATTTCCTCCTATCATTATAATTCAATTATTAAGTGGTCAGTACTTGCAAAAGTAAATGATGAAAAGAATTATGATATGAAATAACTGATCAAATTTATTCAGTGTAGATTCTAATCTTCTAAACTTTTCATTATCTATTAACCCATTAATTCGTTCTAGAATTAAAGAGTTCATAGCATAGCACTTACCAAAATCTATTAATAGATGGGAAATGAAAATGATTAAAAAAATAACTTTACTAAAGTAAGCTTGATAATTACTTCCAGTAATCAAACAATATCCTACCCATACTATAGAGGAATATAAAATACAATGACAGGTTAAAAGATATAAAGACTTTCTTTTGTTTCTTTCTAGATATTCACCTTGGAGAGGATAATCTGCCAAGCAATGTACTGCAAATAATAATAGCATATCAATAAGCATTTATATCGTCACCAGCTCTCTTTTTACTTATTTTCTATTATACTAAGGTCAAGTAATATTGAGTGATGATTTCAAAAAAAATAAAAGAGGGGTTAACCTCTCTTATTTTTCTGAGCATTAAATACTGCTTGATATTCTTTCATGCTACAATACTTCTCAGATTTAGAATCTTCTTCTATATTATCTGAAAAGTCGTAAAAGTTTGTCCCTAGATTATCTACATATGGTCTGTTATATTTATATAATAAATTAAGACCAGATCCTGCTATAACAGGAACTGCAGATATTAAAGACTCTACTGGTAATAATATAATTGGAATCATTACAACCTCCTATTTAATACACCTATTACTACTCACTATTATAGTATATAATTAAACACAAAATTATACCCATACTCATAAAGAGTATGGGTATTTATTATTTATAGGTGTTAGGATTTCCATCAGTATCTTGTTTATTTTTCCAGTCCCCAGCCTTCTTAGGTTGAGCTACAAATCTGTCACCTAAGAAAGTTTTTTGATACTTTCTCATATCAGGTTTATGATGGGTTTTTCCAGACGTAATGCGTTTAAACTTTCTAACCAAACCTTCAATAGTCTTAATAGTTCTTGCTTCATCAAGTTCATATAGAGGCATTTCTATTCACCTCCATTTTGAATGTTATTTTGATCTGTGGATTGTTTATTAGGATTTGTATTAAGCTTTTCTTGTTGTTGTTTTTGGTTTGTTTTCTTAGAATAGCTGTTTACATGGGATTGCATGTAAGAGAACAAGTCTCTATACAGCATACCAGCTGCTGTCATTTTAGCATTTAATGCTTGTTTTAGAATATCACAAACTAATTTCTTTTTATTATAAATTACAGTTTCACTATCTTCAGGATCTTGTTTAGGTTTGTTTTGATTTTGTTGTTGATTAGATCCATCTTGATTATTATCACCATTAGATGAATTACTGGAGAAGGACATTTTAGGAGTTGCTGTAGAAGTTTTGGTTTGATCATCTTCAGATAATAAATCTTTGAAGTAAGTTGATCTAAATAAAGAATAATCTGTATCAGCATTCACTGGTTTGGTAGCCATGCCTTGAGTATTCGATTTATTTACATCAGAAGCATTCTTATTAGCAGCTAATTGAGCTTGACTCAATGTAGGTTCTTGATTACCAGTAATAGGATTTTTATTGATATAATTTATAATCCCATTTACATCTGTTTCTAAAGATTTAATCAATGCATTATAAGTAGTACAGAAGTTGTACGCCTTAGGAAGTAATTGCTGAATATCTTGTGATTGCAAGTTTACCTTTTTATCAATTCCATAATAATAATCTCTTGCAAATTTATCAAAAGGCCCTTGTCCATTATAATCAGTTACAAGCATCTTCTTAAGCCATAAATTATTCTTATAATCAGCCTGTTTCTTAGCATCTCCTTGCAAGTTGTTTGCTTTTACATCCAAGATAGTAACTCTTTTTAAATCTACACCATTTATATTAGAACTTAATGGTTTCTTAATTCTAGCAAAAGCAGTTGTATAGGTAGGAGCATTTTGTATATTTGCTCCGCTTTTAACTGGATATTTTTGTTGATCGATTATATAATCTCTATTTTGAATAAGCCATTCATTATTTTGTTTACCTTGATTATTTGCATAATCTTTAAACTTTTTAAGATTAGCTTTAATAGCAATTATATTATCTAATCTCCATTGATCATTTCCAGAGTTTTCTGCTTCTTCAAAATATTCTTGAGAGATGTATCCATTTTCATACATCCAAAGAAGCATATCTCTATTCTCTTGAACCATATCTAAGATAGCATCATATTCACATGATTCAGAGATTGCATTAAAAAAGTCATCTTTTAACATAATTCATCTCTCAATTCTTTAATATAATCTACAAGCAATTGGTCTGGATTTTGATTAGTATTTTTATTTTTATATTCTTCCATTTTCTTAGTAATCTTTTTCATATCTTCTTTTGTAAGTTGATATAGTCTTACTGGAGGTCTAGGAATTGATATACGAACAATATCATTATTTTCATCGAAGCTATATAGTTCTACTTCATTTATAAATAGATTACCAGTCTTGCCAAAATTAAGACCTAACAATACTAAAGCACCTTCTATTTCTAGAGCCATATACATAAAGCTTCTTCCAAGTCCAATATGGTTCTTATTTAACACATAGAAGATTGGAATGATCATAGATTTCCCACCAGGGAATTTAAACATAGCTCCAACTAATGCATTTATAGTACCAGCAGCTAAAGCATCTTTTACTTTCTTAGCTACTGTTTTGAGATCTTTCTTATTATAGAATGCTTTCATCTTTTTAGATAAAGGTGTTTGAAGATAATCTTCATAAGTCATTCTTTTATAAGCTGGATTCTTTTTATAAACCTTAGATACTTCTGTAGAAAGATAATTATAGAATTTCTTATTAGACTTATAAGCTTCTAACTTAATAACGAAATCCTCTGTTACTTTATCCTCTACGAATATTTTTATAGCTTGCCCTATTAATGTAGATAAGGCAAAACTTGTAATTATTTTTATATATGCATCTAGAGTAGATGATGGTTTTGAATCTTCGGTTAGATTCAAAGAATAAGATTTAAAATATCCCATATAAATACCTCATTACTTTTTATCTTGATTAAATTACTAAAGTGTCATAGGTATTTGAAACACAAAAAAGACCTAGGAGCAATTAAGCCCCTAGGTCAATTGTATTATCTAAAAATAATTATATCTTTTATAATTCTTATAGATTATTTTGCTTCAGCGTCTTTAGTACCTTTAGCAGCTAAATTAGCAGCAGCAGTTTCGCGGCGTTTTTCGCTAGTCATTTTAGCAGTCAACCATGCAACAGCTTTCATGATCATGTTAACGATTTTGCGGTACCAAGGAGCTTTATCACCCATTTGTTCTGTTTTTGCTTTATAAGCTTCAGCTTTAGCATTAAGAGCAGCGATTTTATTAGCAATCCATTCTTTTGGTTTAGTGTAAGCATATTCTTTGATTTTGTCTAACCATTTACGAATAGTGCCAACTTCTTTTTCACCTTTAGCAGAATCGCTAGTAGCAGCTTGTACATCTTTAGCTTGTTCTGCAGAATCACCAGATTCACCATCTTCAACAAGCATGTTCATGAAAGTAACGTCACCAGTGTTTTCGAATGCTTCAAGCATCATGTCAACAAAGATGAATGCATCAGAGTTTTCGCTAATAGGGCGAACAACTACGTTATGACATTCGTTAACGATTTCTGGGTCCATGATGATACGAGCTTCATCAACAGCTACAGCAATATCAGTAGCAGAGATTTCGTTAGCTTCAGCGATAGCATCGACAGCTTCGAAGTAATCCATGCAGTTTTCTTCTGCCAAACGTTCAACGTCAGCAAAGTTAACAACTGCAGCACCAATACGGGAATTTTCAACTACAGGAACAGCAACAGGGCTTAGAGCGGATTCAGCTTCGTTCAAATATACAGCTTCATCAAGAATGTTTTGGAAGCTAGCGGAACGAGTCAACTGAGATTCAGTGATTAACATAGGTAAATACCTCCATTATGATCATAATGATTTTAAGTAATAATTTATAAATTATTTTCATTGCTTTTAGAGATATCAAATCCGATGAAAAATCTATATCTCCAAAGATTTATTATAATGTAATTATTATAAATTTCAAAATTAGTTATTTATTACTTTAATTTTGCTTTAATAAAACCAATAGCTTGCTGAGTTTTATTCATAAGAGCTTTTACTGTAGCAACATTCATATTTGTAGGAGTTGTACCTTGGACTTTGTTTCTTAGAGAATAATACATATTTCTCATAGAAGACATTTTCTTTGCAAGATACTCTTTATCATTAATATTTTCAGATACATCTTGCGGTACTCTCTTAAGTTTTTGAAGAATCTTATTTTGAGGATTGATATCTACAGCTTCTTTTAAAGATTTGAAATCATCATTTAAATAAGCATTTAATAGATCATTAGAATCTACTTCTTCTCCACGTTGCATCAAATCATATAGTTTATCAAAAGTTGCTTCAGCTATTTGATACACAGGATCATTCTTAGAAATAGGATTTAAGAAAACTTGAAATCCTGCTTCTGCAAATTGTCTAGCAGTATCGAGCATTTCTTGATCTGCATAAGCATTAACTTCATCTAAGGATAAAGAGACTGTAGAAGTATGAACATCACTAGCTTCACAAACATTGATGATAGCCTGAGTACCATTAGTAATGCCATTAGAAGTTGCATATTCTACTAGATCTTCAATTCTAATGATATTAGTATTATACTCTTTGCTTTCTCTAATAATAACTAATTCTGGAAAATACTCTGTGTTTTCATGAAAAAGAGTTTTAGAAGAACCAACAATAGCAGATGCTTCGTCTAAAATACCTTTATCCATATTATTAAAAATCATAAGTTATCCTCCGATTAAAAAGATCAAGCCTAGAGAGTAAATCTCTAGGCATTGATAATTATTTATTATTAGTTTTTAGCGAAGTATTTAGCACGGTTACGAGCAGCTTTGCTATCAGCAACTTTGTTTGCTCTATCAAATGCACTATCAGAATATCTGTTTATATGGTCACTAAGTTTATTATGCATAGTACGCTTTTCAGTATTATTTGGTTTTAAACCCATTTTTTTCAATTGGTGTCTAATTACTGATTTGCCTGCTTGGACTGTTTCTTTACGAGAATATGCTTCATGAACGCCATTTACACCATTAACTTCTGTTTGGTCGAAAGCTACACCACCAGCAGTTTTAGCAGCTAATGCTGCAGGGATATTGATTTTGCTAGTTTCTTTTTCTTCACCAGCACCAACGAATAATTTTTCTTCGTCATCATCATATTCATCAGCTAAATATAAACCTTTTTTAGCGTCATTATCTAGACCAATAGTACCACATGCTTGATCTTCACAAGCTTCTTCATTAAAACGGAATAATGCCATTTTATTATACCTCCATTAATTGGGTTACATTAAATCTTTATCATATTTACCAGCTGCAACGTCTCTTAGATATTGAAGATGTTGTTGATGAGGATCAGTAGATTCTTGAATTTCTTCTAAATCTTTATCATCATCATCACTTTCAATATCGCCTAAGCCCATCATATCATCTAAGTCATCACCAATATCTTCAGATTCGATATCATCAGCAATGAATTTGTTAGATGCTTTAGCAGCTTTCTTAGCTTCAACTGGTTTTTCATGAATAACTTGATCTGTAGGTTCTACTTTAAGTTGAACGTCTTCTTGTTCAGCAGCTTCAGCCAAACCAACCTTATAGTTTTTCTTAATAAGTTGAATACCATACTTGCCAGTGAAAGTATCCATCATTTGTTTAGTATTAGCAAATTTGCGATAAGTCATTACATTGGCTTGATCGCCCCATAAGCCTTTACCTAAACCAGAATCATGCCACTTGGATAAGTTTTCATCAGTACCAATACCAAGAGTACTCATTTCATCAAGAATAGAAGCTTCATCAATGATTAAAGCAGTATTATGGTATTGACCTTTAAGACCATTACATTCTAAGATAGAACCAATAGCTTCTGTTACAGAAGAGATGTTATTGGTAAGCATAAAACGAGAAAGGTCTTCCATTTCAATTAAGTATTTACCAAATCTTTTAGATTCACGAACTGGAACCATTTCTGCAGAGAATTTGCATTCACTTACAGGAATAGTATCTAATCCATCTAAAAAGGATTTAACTTCTTCAACTACAGATACTTTTGTAGTTTGAGGAATTTTAGTACCATTGTCAGCAATAGCCATTTCAGATAAAGTCTGAATAGCAGAATTAAACATGGCCATGTTCTCCTTCCATATTATAAAATTAGGATCCTTGTTTTGCTGCCATTAATTTATTTTTTAAATTCATAGCAGTATCTTTAGCTTTTTGCAAAGCATTATTAGCAGATTGTTTGAAGGACTCCGGAGCCTTTGCTGCTTTGTCTGCAAAATTCTTAACAGCAAGTTTTGCTGCAGAATATTTGTTAGCTAAAGTTTTTACATTATCACCAGTATTAGATACAGCAGATTGTACAGTGCCTACTGCATTTTGAACATGATTCTTGATTCGAAGCATATTCTTACCAGCTCTATTACCAACTCCACATACTACATGCTTTACACTGTTTAAATTTTCTTTAACAGTGCCTTCGCAATATGCTTGAAGATGATAAGATTCTTCGAAGCTTTCTGCTTCGAAGTCATTTTCAAAAGCTTCCATCAATTGTTGATAATAAATAGATTTTTCAGATACTGGAGAGATAAATAAATCATATCCAGATTCTTTAAGAGATTGAGAAATCTCTACTAATTCATCATCTTCATAAAGAGAAGCTTCATTAACAACAAATCCAATTGTGGAGTCATTGTCAATCATGCTAGCTTCACACACGGCTCCGATAGCTTTATGACCATTCGTAATACCATTAGAAGAACCGTATTTCACGAATTCTTCTAATTGGATTAAGTTACGATTTAAACGGTCAATATGTCTAACAGGAACCATTTGTGCTGTATAAGCCATTTCGGATTCGTTTAAAGAATCAAGAGATTCAATAAAGTCGAATTCAGTAGATCCACGAAGATCTGATTCTTTTAGAAGCATATATAGTTCTCCTTTAATGACCACTATAATATATTAGAATAATCATTAATAAATAGTCCTTAAGGGGTATTTATATCTTAAAGAACTATAATCGTTGAATAACGTTATTATATTGATTATTCGCACGTTTCCAATCATTCTTAGCATTAGCTAATTTTCTATCTTTACTAAAAGCGCCAGTAACTGCATTCTTAGCTTTAAAGAATCCACTTGCAATTTTATCTTTTAGCCAAGTAATAGCTCTTTTTAAATTAAGAATGATAGTAGCATACCAACCCTTTTTAGAAGCAATAGCACTTTGTTGTTCTCTAAGCTTTTGATTCAATTGGTTAGTAAGTGCTTTAATTTTAGCAGTAGCTGCTTCTACACTAGAAACGTCTTTGAAGTTTGGAATTTCTGCATTTACTGCTTCAGACAAAGTTTCTTCAGTAATCCAAGATACTTTATCTTCATCAATTGCTTTAAGTTCTTTAGTAACTTCAAATTCTTCTTCTAAAGTATATTCTTCACCAAAGAGAACTAAACTTGCAAGTCCTTGTTCTAATAAATCATTTTTGATCATGAAGTCTAATTCTTCATTAAACTTTTCAACCATAGTACTTGCTGTTGCTTCTCTTGTAGATAATAAGCTCATTATTATAATCCTCCTAATCTTTCTTCATATATTGATTCTCTGTAGCACCATTATCAATTTCATCAATCCTCGTTTGAAGTTTATTAATAACTTCTTCAGTACTTGGAAAATCGTAGGAACCTGTTGGGTCTATATGAACCATATGAACGTCTAGTACTTGAGTTTCTTTATTATAATCATAAGTTCTAGAAATAGTTTCAGAATATTCTAGGGTAGCTTTCAACTGCGGGTCCATATATTTTCCATAAATTTGTACAAAGGTTTTATAATCACCATAAACATAATTTGTTGGTATGAACAAGTAACCGTTATGAACAAGCTCATGAACGGTTTCTGATAATGGTATTAATCCAACGTTTAATCTGTAATGATTAAACATGACTTCTTTAGCTACAGCATTCTCAGAAATGTTTTCTTGGCAAGCAACTCTCTTAGCATAAATAGTAGTTACTAAATCAAACAATGTTAATGGAGAATGGTGTATATGAATCTTAATAGAATAAGTATCGACATTATTTACGTTCTTATAAAAAGAACAGCTAGTCATATCTATACAGTTTCTCAAATACTCAATATATTTCTTATAAGATCTAGAAGATCTGCAAATACGTTCAATGTTTTTGAAGTACTTCATTAGATCTTTTTCATTAGTAAAATCATAATCAGCTATATCAAAAGACGGAAGATGATCTAGAGTAATCGTCTTTTTAGCATTAGGTAATTCGAGTTCATTATATCCTCGCATTTTACAATATCACCTCCTGATATTACCACAATGTCTAGGATCTATACTGTCTATAACCAAAAGGAAAAGCTCTAAGTAGAACACTTATGTAAGTCATATTTTTTAGTATAATTTATTAACTTTGCAAAGGATGAAAATACTAAATGGGATTATATTCTATAAAGGATTTTGAAAGTGGAGGTATACTTAACGAAGCATACGTTCCAAAATCAAAAGACCTGAAAAGAGCTGAGGAGATCTTAGATAAAATAAGAGCTCCTTACTTATTAAAAGATACTAGTGGGATAACTGGTATCGTTAAAATAAATGCAGAAAGATTTAGATCTATTTCCAGAAATTTATGCAACAGTAAAGATTGGAAAGAATTGGAGAATTGTCTAGAACGACAATTTGGATTTGAAGTATTTACTGTAAATATATTAAGAGAATCTACTATCAACGCATATACAATGCCTGTAGCTGCTGATATTACTAAATTTGCTTCTTTTGATGATGTATTAGAACCTAGTGGGTTAAAATACAAAAAATCTGCAAATATTAGTGGTATCTCATTCGTATCTGAAGGTTTATTGTTTAATTCTGCCTTTACATCTGGTCAGGTTTTATCAATAATATTACATGAAATAGGTCATAACTTTAGTCATATGGGTATAAGTTTCCTAACTTATTATAAAACAGGTATAGGCTTATATCATATTACTACATTGATGCTATCTCTATTTGATATTACTGATAGACGATTAGTGGGTCAAGATGGAAATGAACTTGATGTAGTAGATAAATTATATGAAATATTCCAATATTTAATGTATGGGACTAATTATGGTAAAGAACTTACTGCTAAAGTAAAACG